AACAGGTAAGAGAGTTAGATCCTGAAGATGAAGATGGTCAAGTTATTATAGCCAGAAATTATCTACAGGCAACAAACTTTGGTACATCTGATGAGATTGAGGATGAAATATCTAACTGGAAAGAAAACAATCGTCTTGAGAAAAAAGCTAAAGACTTTAAACCAAAGTTAGATCTAATGCAGAAACAGCAGGTTGAATATCAACTTGCACAACAAGCAGAGTTTAACAATCAACAAAGACAAGCTGCTCAGACGTATGTAGCAAATGTTGGACAAGCTCTTCAAAAAGGTGACTTAAATGGTTTGAAGCTTGATAGAAAAACACAAGCTATGTTGTATGAAGGTTTAACCAATGTTGCCTACCCAAGTGCATCGGGTAAAGCAACAAACCTTTTGGGACATATGTTAGACCGTATCCAGTATGTTGAACCAAACTTTGAATTACTTGCAGAAGTAACTTATATGCTAAGTGATCCGGAAGGATATAGAAACAGTATAAGACAACAAGGTAAAAATGTTGCAGTGAATGAAACAGTAAAAAAGTTAAAAACAGAACAGTTACAAAACAATGGTACTTATAGTGTTGATGATGTTGAGGAAAATAAATCAACTAAGAAAAAACTCTTTAAGCCAAAAAACATGTTTGAGAAGTAAACAATTTTCGTAAACAATAAACAATAAATAAACAGCAATGGCTACTCCAGTTTTAAACAATGGTATCGCACTTCGTGATAACGTGTATGAGATAGGTTCAAATTATGATTCCTATCACCTGTACAATATGATGAAGGATGCGAAACCTACCGATCTAGGCCCCATCGAATTTTGGGCAAACACACAGGTTGCACAGATGCCCCTGTACGCATTCTCTAATTTTGGTAAAGGTAATACCATTGATGTAGATGATCCTCGTGGTCGTTATACATGGCAGACACCAGTTGCCAATGACCTTCCTCAGATCACTCGTGATATTGATCCTTCTGATGGCAAGAAAGGTATTGCAGAGAAATCATTCCGTATTGTATTAAACCGTAGGGAATATGGTCATACTGCAGTTCTGACTTTTGATAAATACCGTGGTTTGGAGTTTCGTGTAACGGAAGACCCAATCATCTCTATGGGTAACAACGAGTTTGTTTACACATGTAAACTGATTAACAACAACACTGCTGCTTACCTTGATAACAAATACCTTGTTCCTGGTACCAAAGTATTCCGTGTAACTTCAGGTCGTGGTGAATATGGTGAGCGTTGGGATGACGTTGTTTCTCGTGCTGGCTACAGGGAGTTTTATAACATCCTTGGTAATGCAGAAGCGAATGCTTCTTACCACATTACTCAGAGAGCTGATGCTATGATGAGAAATGGTCAGAACACAGGTGGTATTCCTGTAACTGAGATATGGAAAGTTAACGATCCATCTCTTCGTGCTGATCCATCACTTCGTACTTTGGAAGACATCTCAACACGTCTGGGCCAAGTAGGTATGTTGAAAGCAATGAAAGAAGGTCAGATTAGCAAAGCGTTTATCACTGAGATAGAGCGTCAAGCAATCAAAAAAGTAACAACAGACCTTGAGACTTACTTGATGTGGGGTAAAGGTGGTCGTGTTCAGCAGGATGGTCCAGATGATCTGAGATTCTCTACAGGTCTGTGGATACAGTCTGACAACGGTTACAAGAAAGTGTACAACATTGGTACTTTCAGTACTGACATGTTCAACTCTGAAATTTACAACTACTACATTGGTAAAGTAAACTTTGAGGGTCCTGATCCTAAGCGTAAGCTGATAGTTCAGACTGGTCTTGCAGGTATGCAGCAGATGAACAAAGCTATTCAGCAGTTTGCTATCAACTCTGGTCTGGTACAGAATGCACACGAACTTGGTGCTATCAAAGGTGAAGCTCTTGACCTTGATTTTGGTTATGCGTTCACTTCATACACTATACCATTCTTAGCAAACCTGAAGTTTGTTATTAACCCTGCGTTTGATAATGTAGAAGCTAACGAGATTGAGAATCCAATCATCAATGGTTTCCGTCTGTCTTCATACTCTTACATCATCTTTGACGTAACAGATCGTGGTACAGATAACATCAAAATGCTTCGTGACAAACATGACCACGAGTTCCATTGGATGTATCAAAATGGTACAGCGGATTACATGGGCCGTACAAAAGGCTTCCAGTCTTCAAGTGACTTCAATGGTTACAAAGTGAAGATGTTCCAAAAGCAAGGTGCTTTGGTTGTAATGGATCCTACAAGGTTGCTGAAGATAGTTGCCAAGAATCCTATAACAGGGTATTCACTTTAATGCAACCAGTTACAGAATATATACAAGATGGTGTGGTTTTCGAATCACACCATTTTTGTTTTGCAATTAAATTTGCAAAATCAATAAAAAAGTAGTACATTTAAAATGAACCAACAAAAAAAGCAAAATGAATATTAAAGTAGGAAGCAGGGTTAGTATTAAACCTTACATTAGTGGATTACCAAATGCAGGGCTTGAAAAGTATGATATGGTTGTAGCAGACGGTGCACAACATAAGGAACTTTTAGGTCTTGTAGAACGTAATGGTATTAAGTGTTATTTGACTGGTCTTAATGAACTGGCACCTGAAGTACAGAACATTAGAGATGTAGAAAAGAAAGAAGCAACTATCAGAGACATTAGAAAAACTGTGGTGTTTCTTGAAAACTCATTAGCAGGTAACTTTAGCCTTACTGAAAAAGATATTGATGAGTATGATGAGAAAGGAAAACCTACTGGTAAACTTTCTCCTATATTCTGGAGTAAGGTAACAATGTTTATCTCTCAGACTCCTGATAAGTTTGATGACAAAAAGAATCGTATTCCTACCTATTGGGATGGAGTTGAAATTAAGTGTTCAAACAGTACAACGTACCTTGACCCAAAGAATGCACATGACCTTATATTGATATATGCTATCCAAGCTGGTGGATTTCTTTGTGTTGCACCATCTATGGAAGCAGCACGAAATGCAGTAGAACCACCAAAGTGGTACTTGGATAAAGAAGAGGAGACAGCAGGTATCAAAACTGAAGTTAAGAAACTTCGTAACCAAGCTGGTGCAGAACTGCAAAAACTTTATGACAAAGATCAAACTAAGATGTTCTATGTTACTAAACTTTGTGCAGTAAACTCTTTGAGTTACAGAAAGTCTACTCCAAATGACATTATGTATGATGATTGTGATAAATACATTAATGGTGAAACAGTAGACAAGAATAAAAAACTTACTGCTGAAAAGTTTATTGAATATTGCAAACAACCATTGGCACAGTTACGTGTTCAGGCAATTGTCAAAGATTCTACTGAAATGCAACTGTTGACTTACAAAACAGACGGTCAGCTGTATTATAATGCTACTGGTACACCAATGGGAAAGAGTGTTAATGATGTAGTGAAGTTTTTGGAAAATCCTCTAAACAATGATGTTCTTAGTAGTATTACAGATACTGTTGAAGAGGAATGGGTAAAGTAATCTCTAAAATCAACATAAAATGGCAAAAGGAAAAAAGCCAGCACCAATGCCGGCACCGAAACCAAAAAAAGGAAAAATGTGTTAACCGATGACCAACGAGTTATTACAGGTAAAATTTCAACAGCGGCTTAATAAACTATCATCTAGCGATTATGGGAACATAGAATGCTGGATGATAGCTGAAGCCTTTAACAAAGGCATGGATGCTTGGGTATCCAGGCAGTTGCAAGGTATTAATCAAACCAAGAGTACTGCAGAAGGATCTATTAGGAGTATAGACAAGCTCCAAGTAATTTTGAAACAATCTCCTCTTGCAATGGTTGATCAGGGTATTTATTGGGATGTAGATCTTCCAACTGATTATCTTGAATGGTCAAGGATAAGTGCAGATGCTCAAGCAGGAGATTGTTGTCCTCCAAGAAGACTCAAGATATTTCTTGGTGAAGAGGCCGATATGGACATGGTACTCTTAGATAAAAACAGACAACCTTCTTATGACTGGGGAGAGACAGTTGCCACAGTAATGGGTAAGAAGTTTAAAATCTATACAAACAAGTGTTTTGATATTGTCAATTCTACCATTACCTATTACAGAAAATCAATTCACATAAAAATAGAAGGATGTACTGATCCTGATACAGGATTGATTGTACCTCCTGGAGATGGAATAGAATGTGAATTTCCAGATAACATAATAGAGATTCTTATTGATGAAGGTGCAGCAATTCTCGCAGATGATATGGACAACTATACAAAACAACAAAACTTAAATATGAATGCCGAACGCAATAACTAACATAGCAGGTATTTATAAAATTACAAATCTTGTAAATGGTAAGTTTTATATTGGTAGTACGTGTAATTTAAAAAGACGTAAGGGGAATCATTTTGCAGAACTGAATAGAAATAAACACTGTAATATTAAGTTGCAGAATGCATGGAATAAATACGGAGAAAAGGCATTTTACTTTGAAATTATATCTACCTGTCCGAAGGAATATCTTTTAAAATTAGAGTATTGGTTCATAAAAACATTATCTCCTTTTTATAATATTATTCAAGTACAGGAAGATTACAAAATAAAGATTAAATCTTTACATAAAAATAAGTTTAGAGAGTCTGTAAATCCAAGGGGATCAATACCCATATCTGTTTTTGATATAAACAATAATTTAATTGCTAATTTTGTATGTCTTTTAAGATGTGCAGAGTTTTTAAATACTCCAGTTTCGGGTATAAGTAAATGTCTTAAAAAAGGAAGACCTTTAAACAATAAATATATTTTTAAATATACCAAGAAAGATAATATTGAATATATAGATAATCGATTAACAAGAGCAAAACTCTTTACAAAAGAAGGTCAGTTCTTAGGATTATTTGATACTTATGAACAGTTAGCAAAACATTTAAGTGTAAGTAAGGATACAGTTTATAGAACTATTAATAAAAAGACTACATTTTTATCGGCCAAATATCTTATATTTAAAGAGAAAGATAAAATGCAAGTACTGAATCAAAGTGCAGAACGTAACAATTAATGACACCATAGTAAAATTTTAATAAATGTCTTTACCAGTACTAAACCGACTAGGTTTTTGGTATGCAACTACTAACACACCATCTCTTGTAGATGGTGTTGGTACTTTAGGGGACTGCTATCAAATAGTAACTACTAATTTAACGGCAGATCCTCCTGCTGGTTACTTTATGTTTAATAGAGACTTGGGTAGTGGTGTAAAGACATGGATATCAACTCTTTACGTTTATTATGATGGTGCCGAATGGCAGATGATTGGTGGTGTTAGTGGAGGTGGTTCCGGCACTGTTACCCAAGTAAATACTGCAGGTCTCATCTCAGGTGGACCAATAACAACTACTGGTACTATATCTACTTCTATGAATACCAATAAACTGGTAGGTAGAAGTACTGCCGGCATAGGTGTTATGGAGGAGATTATAGTAGGTTCTGGACTTACTCTTACAGGAGGTACGCTTAATAATACAGCTACACCATCACCACTTGGTTACTATGGTGCATGGCAGGATAATATTACTCAAACTGCAGCAGCAAGTAATGTTGGTTATCCTATGAAGTTTAGGATAGCAGATATTACTCCTAATGGAATATCTATTGTCAGCGATACTAGGATAACTTTTGCAAACACTGGTATTTACAACATACAGTTTTCTTCCCAGTTTCAAAATACAGATAATACACACCATGATGTAACTATTTGGTTGAGATTAAATGGTTCTGATGTTACAGGTTCTTCGGGTTTAGTATCTGTTCCTGCAAGAAAATCAGCAAGTGCAGGTGATCAAGGTCACACTATAACAAGTTGGAATTATTTACTAAGTGTTGTAGGTGGTCAGTATTATGAAATTGTGTGGAGTACTGAAGATCATACACATGTTACTATGCAGTTCTATGCTGCAGGTAGTCCACCACCATCAGCAGCTTCTGTTATTCTTAGTGTTACACAACAGTCAGGCATTATGGCTGGCACTGGTATAACTGCAATAAACAGTCTTACAGGTGCTGTTCAAACAATGGTACCCGGTACAACAGGAACTGATTTTGCAATATCTTCTAGTGGTACTGCTCATACATTTAACTTACCAACAGCATCTGCTACAAACAGAGGAGCTTTATCTTCTGCTGATTGGAGCACTTTTAGTGCCAAAGTACCAGCAGGTTCTGTTACAACTTCTGGTCTTACTCAGACTACTAATAAACTTCTAGGTAGAGGAACAGCAGCTACTGGGGCTATTGAAGAAATAACACTAGGTACCAATCTTAATCTATCAGGAACAACATTAAATGCTGCAAGTCCAGCAACTCCTCCTGGTGGTTCTACTACCGAAGTACAATATAACAATGCAGGTGCTTTTGGAGGTGCTGCTAATGTTACTATAGATACAGATGGTAGACTCATATTTCCTGCTGTTAGTGCTCTTCCTACAATATCTACTGGTGGTAAACCGTATGGGGACACATCTTCAGGGTTAGCACAACTAAGGTGGCTACCACAACTAGGAATAGATGCACCACTACAAAGAAAACTAGGGTATGGTACTATAGGTTCTATAACTCCTTCAGCTGTCAGTACTCTTTTTGCAGAGGGACATTTTTCAGGAGCATCTATTCAGACTAACCCTGTCAGTACCGGTAGTAATAACAGTGGTAAAACACACAGCAGTACTAGTGTGTTGTCATGCAAGACTAGATATGTAATAGCTAGTGCAGCTGCAATAAACTCTACTGCTCTTGTAAGAATGGGTAACTCTCAGGCCAGTGGTCTAATAATGAATGACAGTGTATATGGTGGTGGCACATTGCTAACAATAGTGGTAGGTTTTCCTGCATATGCATCTACAGAGAGAGTGTTTCAAGGATACCAAACATCTAACTCTGCTATTGCTAATAACGTAGATATATCTACTCTAACCAACATGTTTGGTATAGGAAAAGATACTGGAGATACTAATTTACAATGGATGCACAATGATGGTTCTGGTACTGCTACCAAAGTAGACACAGGTATAGCTATCAGCACTAATAATGTATATACTATAGAGCTGTTTGTACCTTCCAACAGTACTGCTATGTACGGAGCACTATATGAGATGACTAAAACTACTAATGCTTTAATCAGTACAATCACAGCTAGTACTAACATACCAGCTGTAGGTACTAGGTTGTTTTTCCAGCAGTTTATATCAACAGCAGCAGGCACTGCTTCCATATCTTTGGCTATTATAACAACAGTAGAAGAAAACTATTAATCATGACAAAAGCAATACAAGAAAAGGTAATAGACGGACAAACAGCTACATCTATACAGATATGGCAGACATTTAACAGTATGGAAACAGACCCTGAGATAGGTGGTTATGCACTCATTCAGTACACTATACTCAACAGCACAGGCAGCTGTATAACTACTGGTTATATTAGAATAGATGGAGACAGTTATTACTCATGGAATGGGAACTATGAATATGCAGCTGATTACATAGCAACAGAGCTAGAATTGTTTTTTTTATTAGACTAAAAAGCTTATCTTAATCATATGGGAAGCACAGGCAGAAC